TAAACACTTTAATTTGTTGACCCCTTTCTACAAGGTAACATAACGGTACCCAAGTTGCCTTTGCCATCTCTATAAGGTTAATAAGTATACAAAGTTTAGAGAGTAATCTGTGTGGAAGAATTGTATCCTTAATACAATACTCCGCTACCTCGCGTAATTTTACAGGGTCTTCTTCCTTAAAACGTGCAAACATCTCTCTAGGAGACATGTCTATTTTCTGATCACCTAGATATAATTTAGAAACGTTATCAAGTTTATATGAATCAAGTTTATACCCCTTTTTAACTTCGTGAAATAAATCGAATATAAAACGTCCAGGTATTGGTAAGAGTTTAAGTTCATTGTCGCCAAGTGCACTAGAAGATAATTTCTTAATTTTCATTTCACATTTATACCCCTTAAGTTTACTCATTTCAAAAAAGTTTTTGGAACATCCGACCATTTTTGCACGCGTCATTATATATTCCATATCAAATCCAAATATGTTCCACCCGGTAATAATATCAATATCCATTTTTATCATATATTCACTTAATGCTTCGAGCATTCTCCTTTCTGAATCGTAGCTTAAAATAGTACATCCTTCCAGATCAGGGTCTGTTTTCTTATAACAGAAACACGTTTTATCGTATGGTACGTCATTACCAAAAGAACATAACGACACTGCTATTTGGAAACAACAATCGCCGTATATATCTGCACTAGGAAATTTACCAGTAGAGCTATTACATTCAATATCAATAGAAGCTACAACAAATGGTGCTGTTTCAGGTTTATTAACAGGTTTTAGATTTCTCCAGTCGTAACACATCAAATCCAAATCAGTGTTTGCATAATTTGTTGGTGTACATTCATCACCGGAATCCAACCACCCAGTCGATTGGATACCAGTTATATGCATTAACCTCAGGACCGGTTCCAAATTAGACTCGTAAAGTTTTAATTTTACAAATTGGGGTTCCGGTATATCATACGGTTCACCGTATACTCTTGGTAGTGGTTCTTCGTATATCTTCAACGATTCTTTGAGAGCGTAACCAACTTTACGACGGTGTGCTAATGTTTCAAAAGTAAGTTTCATAAAATAGAACTTTTTACTGTTCTGAAATCCCCATACATCCATAGATGTCTGTATCTCGTAACTAATTATTAAACCAGGACACCGTTTCATAATACTCTCGTAATATAGTTCGGCGTGTGTATTGTAATCACCAGTAGGGAGTTTTATAAAAAAATAAGGTTGAAATTCTGTTGTAACACATACAGATTTACCGTCTTGTGTTTTTCCAAATATATGTACCAGGTGTTGTGCGTGTTTATCTTCGGTTTCCCATGTGAGGGCTTGAAAAACAACCATGTCTCTTAATACGTTTATGCTCAATTTTTTTAATATACTATATTAGTAAAATATGTCAGCTGCTTTGATTGACCTCGTATCGGTCGGTGCCCAAGATGTGTACATCACAGGCGACCCACAAGTCTCATTTTTTAGACAAAACTATAAACGTCACACCAACTTCGCAATTAAACCAGAACGCCTCGATTATATCGGTACGTTTGGTTCGGGAAACGAAGTTTCCATCCCAATTAAATCCAAAGGGGATCTTTTAAGCTATGTATGGATTGAAGCTACAAACATTAACGCAAAAAACGGTAACGGTAGTATATTCAATAAAGACGAAACCGCATTCTCCCAACCAACCGAATTTTCACTTTGGGTAGGTGGTCAAGAAGTTTCCAAATTAGATTCAGGATTCATTAATTCTGTTCACACCCACTTGTATAACGAATCCCAAGCGAAAGCAACCGCATGGGTTGGTTGTGATGACCAAGGTAATAACCATTCAGACAATTCGTACGTTATCCCATTCTTCTTCAGTGAAGATTGGACCAAATCTTTACCCCTCGTCGGTCTCCAATACCATCAGGTTGAAATCAGAATCAAGTGTAGAAACGGTACATTTACACCAGGGACTACACCAAAGGTATATGGTTCGTACATCTTCCTCGACACAGAGGAACGCGAATTCTTTGCTAAAACAGAACATGAAATGCTTATCACACAAACACAGTTCCAACCAATGAGTGCGGGTGATACATCCATTGATCTTACGTATTTTAACCACCCCGTTAAGGCCGTACACATTGCCGCGTTTGGTACATCTGCTACACATACATTTGACAGTGCGTCTATGTATATTAACGGCACACCACTCTTCGAAAATATGTCACAAGAATATCATAAAATTGTCGTTCCAAACAGGCACTGTTCCGTTCTTTCAGAAGGTGGTGATGCTATGCCAATTACAACATGGCCATTATGTCTTACAATGAACAAAACACAACCAACAGGTACATTGAACTTTTCGCGTATAGATAGCGCAAAGATAACTCTCGATAATGTTGGAGGAGGTAATAGTCACTTTATTCGTGCGTATGCAGTCAACTATAACATTCTCAGAATTAAGAATGGTATGGGTGGTGTTGCATTTGGAAACTAAACAATTATTAAAATTTATAATTCACCAGAGGAACCAAATCCTCTGTTAGCACGCATAGTCTTTTGTAAATCAGTCACTTCTTGAATAAGAGGTGTTAAACACTTTTCTAAAATTAACTGAGCAATTCTCTCCCCCGATTTAATTTCGAACGGAACAGATCCGAGATTAAATAGGCAGACTTTTAATTCGCCCGTATAGTCAGGGTCAATAACACCGGCACCTACATGAATACCGTAACGTACAGTTAAACCCGAACGTGGTGCAATTCTACCGTAGCATCCCAATGGAATTGTTGCACATATACCCGTACTCACAATATCCCGAGAACCAGGTTGAATAACCGTATCGTGTAAACTATATAAATCGTAACCAACCGATCCCGGAGATGCGCGTGTTGGTAAAGTCGCGTCAAGTGTTAATCTTTTAATTTGAAGTGTTGTTTCTTCGGAAGTCATTTTACTAAATATATACGTATTTCTTTATCTCATTAAAATAAATTAGTATAAAAATATAACACGTTTGTTTGTAAATGAGTCTCAAGATTATAATGGGAAATATGTTTTCCGGTAAAACGTCAGAACTCGTTCGGCGTTTAAAAAGGTATCAGATTATAGGTAAAAATATTCTTGTCATAAACTCAAGCAAAGATACGCGGTGTTTGGAACATGTATTACGAACACACGATAACATTAAATTCAATTGTGTAAAAACAAATGACTTGACACAGCTTAATTACGAAAAGGTGGATGTAATAGCTATAGACGAAGCGCAATTTTTTATTGGTCTAAAAGTTTTTGTCAAAAAGGCGATCGGAAACGGTAAAACTATATTATTGACGGGTTTAGATGGTGATTATAAACAGAACAAAATAGGTGAAATTTTAGACTGTATACCTCTCGCTGATAAAGTTTTCAAATTGTCAGCTATGTGTATGAAATGTATGGATGGTACACACGGGCCATTCACAAAGCGTCTAGTTGATAATAACCAGACGGAACTTATAGGTGGTAAAGAAATGTACATGGCTGTTTGTAGAAAACATTTATAATTATATTTTCTCAGTGTATATTAAATGAATCCAACAGTTTCAGTAAAAGATCCATCTTTAACAGATACACAAATCGGTTTATTAGCCATACCAACTATAACATTTTTTACAATTGCTACTCTTATTCTATTGAGTAAGAATTTGCGAAAAAGTCCAGGTGTTTATATTTCTCTATTTATCTCTTGTATCCATTTGTACCATCATTACACGCTTGTACGTTTACAAAACAAGTATTAGATATATAAAGTAATAAAGTGTATCTTATATAAATATGTTTATGATTGAAGAACCTTATGGTATAACACAATTCCAGGCCTGGATAATATCACTTACATTAGGAATAGTATTGATTAGACGTAAACGACGCGGTGAAAATTATATTCAGTAATTATATATGCGTGTTCGTTTAAAAAAAAGTCCACGTTTTGATAAAAAGTTTAGAGTTACTTTTGAAAATGGAAAAATAGTTGATTTTGGGGCAAGAGGGTACTCAGACTACACAATACATAAAAACCCATTACGCATGCGTTCATACGTAACGCGACACGGTGGTTTTGTTCCTCATATGATACAAAAACAAACCGATCCTAAACTGGTTCATAAAAACATGCTCGATGTAACTCGGAGTGATAAAGAAAACTGGACAAAAACAGGTTTTTTTAGCGCGGGGTTTTGGTCGAGATGGCTTTTATGGAGTCACCCAGAACTCGAAGGTGCGAAAAAGATTATATCTAAGAAGTTTGGTTTATCTTTTCTTTAAGACCGCGGCGTTTAAGGTTTGCTTTTAAAGCAGTCATTAAATTTGCGCGTGGATCTCTTTTAGTTGGGACCGGTGGCGGAGGTGGTGCGCGTGGAACTGGTGGTGCATGTGTAACGGGTTGAGAAACTCTACGGGTGCGCGGAACAGTTGGTTCCGTTGTTTGTAAAAGTGATTTACACGTTCGTATAAGTTTTTTTGAATTTCGAACCTGAATTTCCAAAGCTGGTGGACGCCGTCTTTGAATTTTCATCTTAAGTTCTTTTTCACTCAGAGGAAGACGTTTACCCCTGATTTTTTTAGTCACGCGAAGACCAAGACGTTTTGCTTCGTCTTTTAACAAATCAATCTTCATTTATATTACTCATTATTTTTTTTTATTTGATAAATATAAATGGATAGGTTAACTCAACTTATTTTTATATGTTTTTTGTCTTCTATTTTAACATGTGTTGATAGTTTCATAACAATGACAGTACCTAATAAGGTTTCAAATGTTACTAAGACGATATCATCTTTATCAAATAGTATGTTATGTTTAGCGTGTTTGTATATATTACTTATCGGTCGATAATCAAAAGAAATTATCTGTTCTGTACATCTTAGCCTGAAACGAACCCGATTGTCCTAAAACCGAAACGGATTCATTACCATAAAATTCGGGGCATCCAATATCTTCCATACAATCACGCGCGTCGTGTGTAATTGGAAGTGAATACATTTGATCACCAGGTGTTGTGGTATAATAATGGTATCTATCACGTCTACCCCGAACTTCTTTACCATATAAGGGTAAAGTTTCGTCATCATTACCAACTAATATTCCCATTTGTTGAACATGTCCTGGTTTATATTCTTTTATAGGTGGTTCGCGATATTCTTTTTCTGTAGGAATTCTTACCGGTACTCTAACTGGAACAGCAACTCTAACTGGGACCTTTTCTTGTTTTTTTATAATTATAGGATTATATAATTGGTATGCAATAATAGCAATAAGTACCGTTATAGTAAAAAATAAAAGTTTACTTTTTGTCTTATTCTTCATTTATATACACCAATATTATATTATTTCAAAATACGTTTTTTCAATTCTTGAAGTGGGCTCAAGTCAACTCTATTTAATCTAAATTGTACAAGTAACCATAAAAAGAATAAAAGACTTTTCAATAAATTGTTAGCTGCATTATCGTCCATTTTGTAGATAGGTCCAACAACGCGTCCAAAAAAAGTTTCTTCTTTTTTATTACCAGTAACAACCATTTCCATTTGTGTTAATGCGCACGTATCATCATTGACTGACCAGTGGAAGAATATGAATGGTACTAAAATCGAATAAAATTCGAGATTTTGTTTATTTTTCATAAAAGGAACAACAAGCATTGTTATGAAAAAAAGTAAATGAATGAAGAATATAATATTCATCTCTATTAGTATGAACGAAGAAAAGAAATTACCCAAAATATGGCATCCTCAACAGGAAAAAATACTTAAGTCCTGGGGAGAAGCTGCTGCGTGTTATAGGTATATGCACTACCAAGCATATTGTTCGTTCAAAAATTTAAGTATGAAGTTTACAATACCATTGATTATCGTAAGTACTATTACGGGTACTGCTAACTTTGCACAAGAGACTTTCCCGCCCACAGTACAACCATTCGTACCATCGGCAATTGGTGGGCTTAATCTTATTACGGCGATCGCGACAACTATAATGCAATTTCTTAAAATTAATGAATTAATGGAAGGTCATAGAGTTGCTTCTGTACAATACGGTAAAATTTCTCGAACAATTCGTCTCGAATTAACGTTGCCACTTTCGGAAAGAACATTAAATGGAACTGTTATGATTGAAAATATGCGAGCGGAATACGATCGTTTAATAGAACAGTCTCCAAATGTACCCAAAAAAATGATAGACGCATTCGAGCGTGAGTTTCCTGATGATAATGCATTCTTCAAACCTGAGATTATGCATATACAGCCTATAATACCATTCAAAGCTATAGCTGAAAATACAATTATTACTAAATTGAAAGACGCTGTAGGTGGTGCTGCAAA